GCCTTGGCTCTAGCTAAATCTATGTTTGTTTTGTCTTGAGAGAATTTATCAGAAAGAGCGCTTAATCCAGCTTGTTCTATTTCCTTTACTTTTCCTGCTGTAGCCGCAACACCTCTTTGGTCTCCTTCTTGAGCAGCCTGAACGAGTTCAGCACCCTTCACATTGGACATCTCTAAAGCTTTGTCGTATATATCTGTATTAACTCTAACCGCTTCGTAAAAGTCTTGGTCTAAACGAGCTATAGCTTCTTTTTCTAGTTCTGCTTGCTGTACTCTAAGATCACCTGCTTCTCTAGCAGCTACGGTTGCAGCATCACCTGCTAATACTCCCTTTGTAATTGCGCCCCCTACTGCCACTGTGGCCATTGCTATTGATGTTACTAAGCCCATATTATAATTTTTTAATCATTTCTTTTGTGTACTTATCCCCTTCGCTATATCCAATCTCTTTGTAAACATTTATTAGTGAATCAGATTTTATTAAGGCATAAGAATATTTGCAACCATGTATAGTCAAAGCCTGTGTTAATGCTGATACCAACTTAACTAAGGCTGTATTTCTTTTCTCTCTGTCTTTATATTTAAAATTAGAAATAACCCAATCACACCAACCTACTTTAGAGTTTGTTAAATAAATATATCCTGCACATACAGGAATATCTCCATCATAAACAATAAAACCTCCTGCACCATCCTCTGGTAAGAAGTCTTTTGCTGGAGGTGTCCATCTCCAATCTCTCCACCAGTCAACTAAAATAGAATCGTAATCTTCTTGATTTAATTTTCTTATTTCAAATTTCATTAAAACAAAGATACAAAAAACTAAGGATTACTTTTGAATGCATCTGAATCAACAGTAAAAAGTTCAACGGCACTAGTATTTGAATTACTAAGTTTAAACTGCAAGAAGTAACCCAACGTCCCATAAGACTCAGCAACGCTATTTTTAACATATAATATATATGATACAGGAACAGTACCTACATATGTTGGAGCTGCTATTGTAATTGTTTTTCTATCTTGACTTATACCTGTTATTGCTCCTATTTCTACAGGTCCGATAATTGAGTTTGTATATGCAACATCACCTATACTCATTATTGAATTAATAGCAAAAGAAAAAGTTAATGTTATAGGCGCTGGACCTACACCTGTTGTACTTAAAAGTGTACCTAATCCTTGAGCTGACCTTAACGCTAAATTATCAACCCCATCTAGTCTTCTTATAAAGGCAAAGAAAGCCCCTTCTTTTTCAACAAAATAACTATCTGGCATGTACCCTGCTCCAAGATCAGATACTAGCTCACAATTCCAGGCATCATCACTCTCTAGTTCAATGGTCTTAAATACTTTAGTAGCTGTTGGCTGTTCATTAAAAACACCAGTTATTGTAGAGTCATAATTAACTCCATAATAATTGTTTCTTGTTTCATTGGTATTATGCCTATAAAGATTTCCACCTTTAAAAGAATATAAATATTGATTCATTCCCAAAGCAAAATCTGGAAAATAGCTGTAAAATGAAGGCCATCCATTTACAGACTCACTATATGTTAAGGTATAATTTTCTCTCATTATTTATTTATTATGGCGTGCAGGCAACTATTGCAGTTACAACTCCATTAACAACTGTTATTACATTATTATCACTCATTACATAATTACCATTAGCTAATGGAAAAACTCCATTGCTATCTGAAAATACAAAATTAGTTACAACAGGAAGTGCATTTGAAAAACCTCTATGTCTTGCAAAGTAAAATCTTTGGTCATCAGTAACGCATGCTGTAGAAGAACCTTGATTTGAAGAGCTATTAAAACTTTCTAAATCAGCAGGGCAATTTACTTCTAAATTCCAACCCGTTGATGCGCAAGGTCCTAAAACCTGAACACTTACTATGTTAGGCAAAGATAATGGTTTTGGAATAACCAATGTACTCCACAAAAAAGCCGCCCCTCTTTGGTCATCTCCTGCTGTTATAGTCACATCTTGAGGTGTGGGGTCTCCTGCATCCCAAGTAGCCCCTGTGTAGCCATCAAAATAATCATACGAATAAGTTCCAGGTGCAGGCACACATGTAGCGGCAGGGTCTCCTAATATTGTAAAGGCATCGTTAACACCACTTGTTGATTGTATTACGCCAGTGGTTTCATTAGACGTTTTATTATAATAAACACCATTATACAAAACTCTAATTCCATCAGGAACTTGAGCTGGGTTAAAATAAACTACAATAGCACCTACGTCTGCTAAAGTACCTCCTGCGTTAAAAGTGAGGTTGTATAGCCCTGTATCGCCTCCTGGAATAACAAGCCCTGTTCCACAAGGCTCATAGCAAACATCACAAACTGAAGAAGAACCTAAAACACCCAATAATTGTTGTCTATAATTTCCTCCAAACTGATAAAAACCATCTGGAGACAATGTTGTTAAATTCACATCATCATAAACCGCAGTTGCAGTTAAAAAATCATTTGAATTAATATATTTATTTACTAAACTCATTTTTTTTTAAATTTTAAGGTGCGCAATCACAACAAACATCTACTGAGCTTGTTTGGTCATAACATAATTCAATTGCTGTTGGTGACCTAAAATCCCATACAAGATATAAATAATCATTGTTAGATGGGTTGTTGTAAGTAAAAGAAGCCTCATAATTTAATGGACCTCCTGTAATTGGAGTAGCTGTATTTAATAACGGTAATAAAGTATTTATAGTTGCCTCAGTATACTGAACATTAGAAACTAAATATTTAAACTCGTCTTTAGTCGGGTCAAAACTAAAACTTTGTCCTGCTGCTTGTCTACTTTGCATTACAACAGTAGCCCCCTCAGCAGGTATTGAACCAAAGGATTCTTGGTTTGTTTGCGACTCAAACAATGAAATTCCATCATCCTCAAAAACTACACTATTAGTATTATATGGGCTAGAGTTTCCTGCTAACTCCCATTTGTATCTTGTAGTGGTTGTTAAAGTAGCCTCCCCTTCAAAATTAACTAAAATCTGAGTGACCGTTAGCTGTTCTCCTTGAGGGCATCCAAATGTCATTTCGTAAGTAGCTGTTAAAATAGGAGTTATTGTAACCTGAGCTATAATAGGATTTGTTTGTGACTTTGTAAAAGAAACAGAACCTGAATTTGATACATTAGTATTTAACACATTAACTCCATTATAAACAACAGATATATTTGCACCACCTATTGAAAAGTTATAATCAATAGATACATCTCCAATTACATTTGTACAATCTAAATCAAAAGTGACAACAGATGTAGAATTATTTTGCAATAAAGTATATCCACAATTCCTAATTACAGGAATTTGAGGTATTAATACTTCATTAGAATTTAATACATACTCATTCATGTATGGATCAAAAGCACCTAATTTTTGAGTGTCAAAAGAATCAATAAATAAATCTCTAAACCAACTTCTCATTCCTACTTGAGAAATAACAGAAAGCTTGTCTGAAATACCACCTTTAGATTCTCCTTTTAAATTTATTACACTACTTCTCTTAGCATCTGTAAAATAAACATCAGGACCATATGAAGAAAAACTCTCAGGATTATTGCTAATACCATACTCTTCAGACCTAGCTATTTGCTTACCTAAAACTTCTGGTACAGATGTTAAGGCTCCACCTCCTGACGCATCAGAAAGTAAGTTCTTTTCAACTAAAACATAAGATACTTTATCTTCTTGAAGTGTAAGTATATCTGTCTGCCTTGAATGCATTTTTCTAATAGGACCGTAAGAAGTTTCTAGTGTCTTAAAGTTTGCTAAAGCCAAATTAAATTGGTTTAACTTATTTAGGTTTGTTTCTTGATTGAAGTTACCGCTATAGGTTATATCAGAAAAACGATGAACCTCTCTGTATTGCTCTTCAGCTACCGAAGTAACTTTTTCTCCTAGTGATAGAGATGGCTTTACTAAGGCGTCTAGCACCCTGTCGCTTTCTACACCATTACCAAATGTGTAGCAATTAAAAAATGTTAAATCTATTACAGCTGGTAAACTAGCTGTTTGGTCTTGGTCAGTATCAGCACTACCTGATAAATGAAAACCATTAACAATATCGAATGTCTGCTCATTTTCGTAATAAAGCTCGTCATTAGCAGGTATTGGCTCAGTCTCAAACACCATTAAAGTTGATGCTCTAGTAACTATTGTTTCAATTGACACAAAAGAGTTTCTTTCATCAGGACGACTACATTGAGGAGTTCCTGTTTGAAGAGACATAAACTGTCTTCCTGTACCTGTTTCTTCTTGAAAAAACACTACCGTTCTACCTGCACCTCCAGGCGCATCTGTTGCTTGAGGGTCAGAATAATAAATAACTTCATTTGGAACTGCACCAGTAATGTTAGGTGATAAAATTGTTATTGTTTTATCATTATTACTAAGCCCTGTTATTGCTCCTATATTTATATATATATATGGTGATTGCTCATAATACACTATATCTCCTAACCCATAAGTTCCTGCAACAAGAAATGTTATTGTAATTGGAAAGCTAGGTCCAGTACCCGTTGTTGAACTCCAGTCGCCCACTCTATTGTATACGGTACTGCTTTGAGCAGGGTAAGAATATATTGTTTCGTCAAAAGTTACAGTATTGATTGTATCATCTGATCCGCTAGAAATTCCATTTGTAAAATCTATATTATCTCCTACAGCCCAAGCGTATAAACTATCATAGTCATCACTAGCTACAAATGTCTTATCGTATGTGTAAATACGACCACCACATTTACTACCTCTTTTATTTCTTCTTGTATCTAATTTTATCTGAATAATACTTCCAGCAGGAATATCATAAGGTAAAAATACTGCGTTTTCATCCTCAAGACTAGTAGATACTGTTGCTATAGAATAAGAACCCCTAGATCCATCTTCTCTCTCTATAAAAGAATTTTCTGGCGCACTAGCATTAAAACCTGATGGCTTTAATTTCATATATGTACCTGTAGGCTGACCACAAGTTCCACTTATAACAACACCATTAGCATCTTTTTTACATAAAAAATCTTCTATTTGGCTTTCAAATGCTAATACTTTTGTACTAGCACAATTTAAAACAGGGCCTGTAGTATCTCTTTTTACATACAGAATACTATTGTCCTTTACTTTATCTCTGTTATCTCCATCAAGCTTAAACCATATAGCACCTGTTTCTTCTTCTTGAAAAAATATCTGCGAGTAAACAGTTCGGTATTCGCCTTCAGATTCTTTTATAACAAATTTATATTTTGTTGCCCAATAAGGAGGTAAGTTGTTTAGCTGAACTCTAACATTGTTTTGGTCAATTGAGTTTTCACATGGTATAAAAACAGTGTTATCAGTGTCTACTAATGCAGTAGTGCTTCTTCCGTATTCATCCATGTATACAATAGCAATCTCATAATCTCTATTGCTGTGCAAAGACCTTTTAGAAGAATTACTAGAATATAGTCCTACGGCATCTACAGCTGCAAGATATTCGTAAGCATAAGTATTTGTTGGAACAGGATTATTAGGGTCGGTAAAGTCAAGTTCTGCAAATCTTAAACCAGGGATAGTAATACTTATTATATCCTCTCCTAAAGAAGTGCCAATTGCAAAACCATTGTTTACTCCGTTTATACCAAATGCATCATAAACCCATCCGTTTCTAGTAAGTATTTGACAATTATAAATATCAGTTAAAGACGAACCACGAGTCCCCCCCACTAATGCAGCATCAAAACAACTTGATTCACTGGGTGGCACAAATGCGGTTATAGCATTGAAAAATTCTGGACTACTAGCTAAATCATTAACACTTGAGTAATTTCTTTGTAGATTAAACAAAAAAGTATATACAAATTCATTTTTAGGTTGATTATCATCTAAAAAATATGAACTATCCCCATCAAATTGACTACTTATATAATTAAATTCTATACCTATCTGAGCGCCTTGAACTAATGCTAATCCTCCAAAGTTTATCTCTATTACAGAGTCATTTATAGATGTAGGAATTCCTATATTGTAAGATGTAGAATCCTTTGTTCCTTCTATTTCTTCTGCACTTAAAGTGTTTGATATAAGTGTTAAATCATAGTCTATATCTATCTGCTTACCTACGCTGTTAGCAACATCATATCCATCAACATAATTACCATACATTAATCTATTACCCATTAATGTTTGTGCTTGTGCTACTCTTGGTACATTATCAAAAAGTCTTAGCAATTGCTCCGCAGGTAATGCAGTAAATATTTTTTTATTAGTAAACGTAATATTTTCAGAATCATTATCTGACCAACCTTCATCTGATTTATTAAACCTTTCTATTACATTTACATTTTGACTTGTAGAAAACTTAAAAAGAACATCAACTGAAACTACATTTCTTCCACCTGTTTCAAAAGTTACTCTTACACTATTAAAAGTGTTAACCATTGCGGCATTGTCAAAAGTCTTGTAATCCAATTGAAATGGACCAGGGCTAAATGCTGTTTGTGAAAATGGAGATATAGCAGAATATTCCCCATCTTCATATTGCCATCTATAAGCAAAACTCAGAAACAACTCTTCCATGTAGTTTTCTCCACCACCTAAATTAAACTGCTCTATAATAGGTGAGTTTAACGGAGGAGCTAGTATAACCCCAATATCTTGTTCGGTAATATTATCTACTCCAGATACAGGAGATAAATAAGTTCTGTTTACATTTATTTTTCTAGGAGGATTTAGATTATCAGTAAAAAACAATAAACCATCAATTAGGTTTATGCCATTTATTATATAATCTTTATCAAAATTTAATACAGAAGTAGAAATAACATGATAAAAAACTAAATTTAATTTAGTATTATATGATACTATCAAATCAACTTTCCCTGTTACAATAGAATTAGTATTACTAGGATCACTAATAAACCAGTAGATAGTTTCATTTGCACCATCATCATAAGCGCCAATACATCTAGCGTCATCACTCAACACCTGTCCATTAAACTTTACCTGTACTAATAGCTCATTACCTTTTGAGTTTTCTACAGCTCCAATCTCATTTCCTTCACTTGAACCTAGTCGTATATTTAAAGCATCAATGTATTCACCTTGAGGAACTAATCGTTCATCAACGCTTTTATTCATTCGCCCTTTTATGAAATTCTTTTGAATCTTAGCCATATTATTTTATCCACTTGTTTTGACCTCTTAGATTCATTAATAATCTTCCTGGGTGCATATTGCTTATTCTAAGTTTTGCGTTCCTTAGAAGCGCTGATTTCTCTTTTCTAGACCTGTTTATGATGTATTCCTGAACACCATATTTACTTGATAGTATTACATACTTCATGTAAGAGTATACAAACTCTTCAAATAGCTTGTTTACGCTTATTTCAGAGTCGTCTCCATTCTCCATTCCATCAGATACATATTCAAGAACTATTAACTCTCCTGCAACATCTGAACTAAAATTAATTACACCACCTTTTTTGTTTATCTTAAATGTAGGGTTAGCATTTGCCGTCTCTGTATTTAAACCATACCTAGCTCCAACAGGATATTCAAAATACCATAGTCCATTATAAAAATAACCCTCCTGTCCATTGTATGCGCTTTGTTGGTTTAGGTATATAGTTTTATTACTTCCTGTTATTCTATCAAGATCTAATGTAGAGTTTTCAGGCTTTAAAACATTACCATCTTGGTCAAATAAAATTCTACAATTATTGTCTTGCAAGTATGCATCACTCCAATTAGTTTGAATATTCTCAGTCAATGGAAACAATGTTCCATCTCTATACATTGATATTCTAACCCAATTAACATAGTCTTGTGGTAATACAAATCTTAATGTATCACAAACTTCTAATTCAAGTATCTTAATTTCTTTTAAAGAGTCATAGTTTAATTCCTGTATAGCTCTCTTTGCATGAAATACAATGTTATACCTCTCAACATTATTGATTAGTTTGTCGTTTCCAACATACATAACCATAAAGTTATTTACTATATCATTTAAAGATATGTATTGATACGAACCCCAATTAGCATCTTCGGGTTGGTTTCCGTTATTTTCGTAGTACTGATAATCTGTTATATATGCCATATCTTATGATGTTAGATTGGGTGATTGTTGGGTATCATCCATCTGTTCTTGTGCTTGACCAAATTGAGTTAGTGATATTTCTCGTATTGACATACCTGCGTATTGCAATATTTTGTTTATAAGATTAACTTGATCTGATAAAGGTAACTCAAAGTCCTGATAATCAAGTGCTGACTCATCAAACAAAGGTTCTCCTGCTGCTAATGTAGCATATGTCCAATTAGGGTCTTTAGGATATCTAATATACTGAGAAACAACTGTTCCTGCTGTAACAATAGATTCAGGATAAACTGTAATTGTATTACCTGTATTAACATTGTTTGCACCTCCTAAAACATACGCAGGGAATGAAAGCCCTGGAGTAGTAAGTGGTGAAGAGTTTAAATAAAATATTTTGTTTTGAGATACTCTCTCTATTTCTGTTATTCCTTTTGTACTTAAAATTGAATAAGATGTGCCTTCAAAAGTTCCTGTAAAAAAATCATTAGTCGATATTGTTAATTGAGTTTCGCTATCTACACTTACAACAAATGCGCTTCCTCCAGAATATATTCCTCCTCCTGTAGTGTTTACTATTAACTGACCTGCCACTACCTGACCTCCAGTAACAAAATTTGCTGCTGAATCTATTAATGTGTTTCCTGTTGAACCAAAAGTTAAAGTACCTGTAGCTGTAAGGTTTGGATAGTAATTAATTTTATCTATTAAATAGTAATCATCAGGTAAATCAAATAAGTTTATACCTGTGTTAATTAGTCCTTTAGTAGAAGAAAAACTATCTATTACTTCCACTAACCCTTTTATAATATCAGCATAATCACTTCCAGATACTCTTGCATTTTGCTTTACAATCCAACTGTTATACTGATAAAAATAATCTTCAAATATATCTAATTGAGCTTGCTTTGCATATAAATTAAAATCATTAGGAGTTATATACCCATAATTATTTTTGTTTGCAATTGAAAGAACAGTAGCTCTTACTGTATTTATTATTGATGCCATTTATAAACTTATTTTCACAAAGATACAAAAAAAGAGGCTTCATATTTTGAAGCCTCTTTTGTATAGTTATTATTTAATATTATTTCATTTTAGAATCTAATATTTTTAAAACTTCTAACCCTTCATCACTCTGTAAAAATGATGCTAGTATAAATAATGGGTCTTCACCATAAGGAACAGTAAGTAGTTTCTTCTTGTTTCCTTTTAGATTATAGTAAACATCTTTTTTGTTTTTTAATGTTAAAAGATTTTCACTAAAGAAATTAGCACATTTGTTTTGAAGCTTTAATAAAGGATCATTCATAGCCTCCATAAAGTCATTTGGATATCTCTTAGCAAATAGCCTAACATCTCTTTTTAATTCAGAAGAAGTTAAATTCTCAACTCTTAATCCTATTACAACTCTAGCTATAGTTTCAAGCATTTCAATACCTAAATCTTTTGCTATAAGCTGAGACTCTAAAGCTAAATCTAAAGATTCTACATCTTCACTTGCGTCTCTTTCTTTGTCAACCTCTACAAACATCTGTCCGTTTGATGGATGATAAGCTAAAAACTTTTGTAATATCTGATTTTGTTTTGATACAAACAACATACCATCTTCAAAGACGATAGGTTCTAAGATAACATTCTTGTCTTGCTCATCTTCAAAAATGCTTTTTGAATTTTTAGCGTAACGTAATGCTTTATTTATTCCAGTTTCCTCATCAAACCATAGTAATGACCTTCTCTTTGTGTTTCTTGAAGGGATACTGTAGCTTAAGGGCGCTCTGTTTTGTGTTAATTTGTAAACCTTGTCTACAAATACTGGTTTGTTTTTTAATGCCATATTGATTTAATTTTGATTTAATTTATAATAAAAAAAAGGGAGCTACTTTAATTCACTCCCTTTTGATAATTTACTTCTAGTTTGTAAAGATAAAGAAGTTATTAGCACCTAAAGTACATAAAGCTCTCTCTGATAAGAAGTTTACTTCCATCGCATCTAAATCCGATGTAGCAGCTCCACCAGCTGAACCTGTAATCCAAGTTTTATAACGTCTGTCTTCAGTTTCTGAAGCTCTGTAACGAACGTGTAAGAATGGACGCTTTGCGTTCTTTCCTAATACTTGGTCATATACAGTAGTTGAACCTGCTGGTACTAAAACACCATTAATTGCTCCACCTACGATATCTCCACGCATTGTCGGGTCGTTTAGGTATTTCCAGTCTGTCTTGTAGAAATCATAACCTCTACGGAATCCTGTAAATCCTAAGTTCAAAGCCATCTCTTTGTCATTGTCAAAAAGACCATATGAAGTACCACCTGCTCCGTAAGAGTTTTGTGATGCTAACATATCATCAATATCAAATCCAAATTCTCTGTTTAAGAAAATAACATTCTCTTCGATTGAACCTTGCTTATCTAAACGAGAGATAATAGCGTCAAAATCTGCTAATGCAGCAGGGTTTCCACCTGACCATACATTTCCTCTGTTTTCGATAACATAAAACATTCCTTCAGAACCTTTGTTACCAACTCCAGTTGCTACACCTTCAACGATTGCCGCTGCTCCACCATTCGCTTCAGCAGGAACTGCTTCAACCATTGCTGTTTCTAGGTAATCCTCAAAACGTAAACGAGTTTCGTGTTCTGATTTCATGTACCACAAGAATCCAGTTGCACCGTTTTCTGTAGTTACTTCAATCCATCCAATTTGAGCCATGTCAGAACCTGATACTGCGTAACGGTCTTTAATGATAATTGGAGAATTTTCAAAGATAGAATCATCAGCTTCTAGCTGTCCTTGCATACCGATAGATCCTTTCTGAAATTCAGAACCATAGATAAATAAAGAACATACAACTCCTGCTGCCATTGTCTGACCTCCAGCTGCATAGTAAGCTACATCAATTGTACCTGCTGTCATGTCAACTGCTGTTACAATAGCTTTGTTGCTATTTGTAGAAGCGGCTGTGCTATCAGATAACATAATTGTTTGTCCAACACGAATAGCGATAGAACCAGAACCTGGTACTAAAACATCTCCAATTGTTAGTGTTGCTGTGTCAGCTGCTGCTGCTGCTCCTGAAGTTACGTTTGTATAC